CCCTGGTGCAGGTAGGGCTTCCTACACCAGGGCTCAGGTTCCATGTGTCAGGAGGGTAAATCAGACAGCATGGAATCTACGGATGGGCCAGTAAATTTCCAAACTATTTCTTGGGTATTGTAAGCATTCTTTGCTCTATCAGATGAACTATAGTAGATAGATTTCCTAACGTGATTGGTAAATTCTTCAATGAAGAAGAAGATCGTGCCCGCAAAGTATAGCTTAATGCCATTAGGCATAGAGATGTGGTGGTATTTAGTATCTCCTTGTCTTCGATCATTTCTCCATTCCTGAGTAGGAACATGATCTTGACCCACAGACCTAGCTCTGACATAATACTCATTCGCCCAGCCCTTAGTAGGACCAGGCGATATGTGGATGACATTAGCCGAGAATCTTTTCAGATGTGCTCGTCTAGTGCCGTCTCTCTTTCTTCCACGTTTGGCCACGACGATCTAGCTCCTCTTCAACTAGATATCTTTTGTCTGAAGGACAACGACAATAGAACTCGAATAAATCCTCATCCGGCGCTGCCTCTAACAACAGTCGAAAGAAGTCTACAATGTTCATTGTTTCTCTCCCATTGTCCCTATAGGTTAGCACAGATAGATTTATAGATCAACCCAAAGTCATTAATCTACGTGCCAATATCCGCCTAATTGTTCATTCCACTTGTCTTTTAGGTCCCAGAATTCAAATGTTTCATATCTATTGTTGGGAAAGGATGCAACTAGGTCTTGTTCTTCCCAATCAACATCGACAATAGTTCCATTTCTTTCTTCTGGAACATGCGCCCCTATCCATATATGTTGCCCAATCATAATTCTATGAGCAACATCTTTATCATCAGGCAAATCGATCAAATTTAACATACTGTTCATTGTAGTAGGCTCCTTGATACCAGTGGATTATTAGGATTTCTCCTGTTTCATAGTCCTGACCCCATTCAAATCCCTGCCTGATGACAGGGCATGGATAGTTTGGAGGATACCTACCATCCGTATAATCCTGACACATATCGCATGGACAATCAGGCCAGTATGCTTGACGATAAGGTTCAGATTTTTGGAGAGCTTCAAGCTGTCTAATTTTATGAGGGTCTATTTTAATTTTCACATTCTCCTCCGTTGTCTATCAAACACAATCCTAGCAGTAAATACATTCTTGACACGTTCAGTACCAAATCTACTGCACATACTAATAAGCATACCGCGAGTATTGCCTTTGTCGTCATTCTCCCATGGCTTAGCTTCACGCATCAGTATACGCCATGCAGCGTTAGCTACAGCTATACGCTCACCTAAGACAATGATGTCTTGGACATAGACATTAACATCAACGCTACCACCTTCGTAGGCAGTAACATGATAAATGTATCTTTCCTTGATCTTTTCTTCTATTCTAGCCATTCTACCCTCCACTCGCTTCGCTCATCGCCTCGTAAACTCGACATGGTTACGAGCAGTTTACAGTCATGCTCAGGACTCTCTCTGTAGGCTACTAAGCTACTGCTATGGGTGTCGCCTACCGGAGCTGAAAAGAAATGGGGATAGACCCGGCTGTCCCACCGCTGAGACCGACCCTAGCCTATCCCCTCCCGCAGCTCTTACACTAGCGGGCAGTTACCTCGTGATCCTGAGCATCAGATAGCAGGATTGCCATCCCTATCTGTACTCATTGCTGACGAGGGTAAATCAAACTTTCCAATACTTGGTATCGTCGTGAGACGTGTCCCAAGCATTCAATTGAGTTTTAGGCTTACGCCAAGGCGCATTACCTTTAACGTATTTAATGCGATGACAATCCTTAGTGCCCCCATGCTTTATAAGCATCTTGCACCAAGCATCAGCACAACTCTTTGTGCCTAATCCAGACTGTTCCAACAACGTCTCATCCCTAGGCGCAGGGATAGCACGCATTGCTGTTGAACCATCGAACCAGATCAGATCCATCAATCCTTCTAACAAACTCATCTAACCCTCCATGAGCTTCCTTAGTATCTATATACTACCACAAATAATGTTGTACCTCAACCGTAGTTCTATTTGGTAGAGGTTAGTTTTACCATCTATAGTATAAACTGAAGGTTTCCCTAGCTATTTAGATTAATAGTTGATATAATAGTTCATATAGATTTTGCGCAGACTGCCTAAGCGCGACGACCTGTCATTCTCCCCGAAGGGGAGAAGGACCTTAGCAAACTAACAACAGACAAACACCAAACAAACATGAATCAAACAACAAACAAACTATTGTGGTGTAACACACATCAGCGTTTAGTTGATAGATGCAAACACGAAGGAGGAATCCTATTGCCATGTCGTGTTGTTGATCTAACAAATCAACTAGAGATTGATACAACCTAATCCAAGTTGTACAACCTGTTAGAAATACGTAGTAACACGGTGATTACCTAATCTCCGTATTTCTACCTATAGACAACAGGACGACAGTATGCGTGCCGCCTACGTTTGGTAACGTACTTGTTTGTGGATAACTCGCAAATAACTGTGGATATGCTACAATCCAGGTTGTACCCAAACTTAGGACATGCTATCCTCTATTTGTTAGATGGCAATCATGCCTGATAACAAACACATGAGGGTTGTTATGGCTAAGCAAGTCACTAAGAAGGTTTCGCGAAATGCAATGGTACCGGCTAAGATCGAGGCGCCTCAAGCAACACGCGACACTCTCGAATATGACGCCGCTCGCGAATACGTCATGAAAGACGCGACGGACGCTAACGTTGTGTGGTTCTACACTGTTCATGCATTCCCTGAATATCAGGGGCGTGCATCTACACTAACGGACACCGCTGCCATTCTTGAAGCGGTGTTATCTGTTGATACTGACAAATACGAGGATGTCGAAACCCTCGATGAGAAGCGGACAGACGCAATGCGTGAACGTGAGCAAGCACCGACTGATCAAGTGGAGATTGAAGCCCTTGCTCAATCGGCGGCAGCAATCGAACGCTTTGCAATGGAACAAGCGGAGCACATCAGCAGTGCAACGCTTAAGACTATCAGCGGAAACCTCGATAGCGTCGAGCGTAGTAAGAATGGCGTTCTGATGACTTTGTTTGGTCTGCGCCGTGACTTTGGTGCAAAGCTAAACACTTGGCCCATTCCTGGCACTACCAAGGAGATGGTTAAGGGCACCAATATCAAGGTGTGGGATAAGCATGACAGGATTGAGAATGGCAAGCCTGTTGTGGTGTCCTTCTATGATCCAATCTATGCGTCAACAAAGGATGGACTTGCTATCACTCAATCTCTTGAGAAGATCAAAGAGGATATGAAGACCGATACCTCTTTCGATCTTAAGGATAAGAAACGTTACTGGTCTAAGCGCCTTGACGATGGCGCCAATGACATCCGCTTGGCTATGCAGATATATCATCAGATATATCTGATTGAGAATATGCCAAAGGTTGAGATTGCTATCTATCAGGACCAAAAGACTGGTGAAGTCCAACGGACTAACACTCCGATCGTTCTTGCTCCAGCCAAGGGCTTTGGTGATCCAATCAAAGAGACTGCTGGATATCGTCCTAAGCAGTTCGCTAAGCTGAAGCCTGTTGTTGCTCTCAAGAATGGCGGCACACTGGCAGCGTTGAAGGCGACGTTGAAAAAGGGAACAACGAAGCAAGGGAGACAAATTATCGTCACTCAACAAATGCCACTCAAGACGGCGATTGAAGTACTGACACAATTGCGTATCTACTTCGATCCCAAGTCACCGCAAGGTCAGCTACATCTTGCGCAATTGTCTAAGGCAATGGCAGATCCCAAAGAGGGAGACGAGAATGTCAACCTACTAGGCGACTTGTTCACTGTGACGTTTGCTGATATTTGGTCCGAGATAATGGCCACATATCAGACCAATCAGACGACCAGTGTCAGGACTAGGGCAACCAAGGAAGGCGAGCAGGCTGCAAGGCATAGTTCATAACGCACGACATGACAGGATCGCAGGCAATCCCGCTTGCGATCCTTTCTTTCATAGGAGGGTAATCTAATGGCATACGAACACGTCGCTCCCGTAGTCATCCAAGCTAATGCTTGTCGTGCCTATGGGTTCATGCGTCCTAACAATCGTACGCAATGGCAACTATGCGTTCGATACTGGGCAGATCACACTCGATCAGGCTTAGAGGTTCAATGTTGTCGGTTCATGGCAATGTTGTTTGATTGTCCTCTGTCTGAAGCAGAGGTAATCAGCATTGCCATTGAACAAAGAGACAACAAGCGGAGGAGTAACTAACATGGCTCTTCTCTGTTCACATCCTGAGTGCTTTGACTATCGAGAATGTATGCATAGGAGCATACCTAAGAAACCACCAGCGCCTAGCATTCGTAAGAAGCGAGGCATTGGCACCTATCGTGATCACATTGGCAGGCGTAACTACAACTGCAATCACGGAGGGACAGGCGACCATTGCAAGACTAGATATGCAACACAATGCATGTCATGTGCTCACTACATGCGTGCTGATAGTCCTTGCCTACCTAACTATCCTGTTCCTTGCACTACTGAGACTGCATTCTATGCACAGTATGTGCAATGGATTGCTGATAGTTATTGGTGGGAGCGTTGGACCTATGCATGAATGGATCATTCTCGGAGCATGTTGCTTGTTGATGGCACTAATTGCTCACTACGGAATGTGATCTAACAACTCACATCTAACAACTAATAACCCCGATGGTCGAAAGACTATCGGGGTTTTCTTTTGTCTTTATCAAATAGCGACGAGAGTTTGGTCGCGTCTTAAGATATAACTATGTACATGTGACACTATGTTCAACATGTTGTTCAATCGTAAGTCATTAAGTATAACTAATAACACCAATAACGTTAGTCACTATGTTCCTGTCAGGTCTCGCCTGTTTTATTTGTTAGATGACCAAACTAACAACTCGCCGCTGCGCGGCTCATCAGTTTGCAAGAGCAAACAACTAACAAACAACAATCAAACAAATAAAAGCATGCTTATCAAACAAACAACAATCAACAAACCCACCATAGGGGGTCGGATACAACCTTAGGTTGTGCGGAGCACAGTACTTACAAATATCTGACATAAAAATCTAGGGAAGTTAGATGTTAAAAATATCTGACAAGTTTTACTATGTCATCCTAGTGTTATTTATATGGAGGGGTAATACCCCTCCAGGTGTTTATTTAAATCAATCCTAGAGCTGGGTGCTATATCACCGCGCCTTATTATAAATCTTCTTCTCGGTGTATTTAGCAAAGTGTAGGTTAGGTTCTTCTTTTACAGTCAATTTAGCTGCTTTTCCAATATTAGAAACAATTATGTCAGGTTCTTCATTATTTCTATATATTTCTAATTTAGTATTAAGATCTATTCCTTCTTTAATTAATCTACGACAGTAAGCAAAAACAGGAGTTTGAGTATATTTTGATAATTTATTGAAATTTACCTTCATCTTAGCCTTTCTTGACAAAATACGTAATTTGTGGTAATATAGTATATGTTTAATATCTCTATTCCTAAGATAAATAGAAACAGACCTAATCCTTGGCAACGTTTAAATAATATGAAATCTTATTTCAATTTATATAATCCTTATAGAGTAACAAAGCAAGAGAAATATTTGAATAAACGAGATCTAGGATACATAAGTTTGTTAGAATCTACAAAACGTAGAAAGACAGCATAAGGAGTTTTATAAATGCAGATTAGACATAAGTTCAGGTAAAGATGTTTTCATTAAGTAACGAAGCAAGAATGGGTCCAGAATACCACGGTCTTCAAGGTAAGGTCCAAGAGTCCTGTGATCATTATTGTTCTAATATAGCAGAACCAGGTAAAGTACCTCTAAGTAATTCTGGTACTCCAGCTATGAATTATCTAGGTCTTAAAGACAAAGATACTCAGTTTTCCAATAGTGTTCAATATAAGCGTAAAGCTCCTGGAACACCATGGTTTACTTATGACACTGGAGATGAATGACTATGGCTAAATCAGTTAAAACTGCTAAAGGCAAGAAAGAAGGTCTTGACCGTAAGAAGAATTCTAAGAAGAGGAAAGTAATATGAACGTAGTGAATATTGCACGGAGTGGATATAACAATGGCTAATTCAAAAGGACAAGCTATGGCTCATGGTCATAGTGCAGGTGCCCAAGGACATGGTGGACACCATAAGAAAGATATGCTCCATGGTTCAGGTGTAGTTTCTCATAAATCAGATCATATGCGTAGTATGATTGGTAGGTCCAATGATACTATGCTAGGTGGTATGGGTCAATCGGGAGGACCAGGAATGATTGGGGATTCTGGTATGGGTGCTCCTTCTGGCATGCCTATGTGATGAATGAAATGAATAGCTAATGAAAAAGACTAAGAAAGGTTCGTACCAACATCTAATGGGATCCTCTACGGATCCATCAGGTATGGCCGTTCATTCTATACCAGACGCAACGGACCCCTATTCAGGAGGTCAGTTAGCTATTCCTGGAACTGTCCCAGGTGGTATGTCTGGAGCCTATACTCCTTCAGGATCTCAATAATGCCCTCTATAGTTAGTTTATATCTAATAGCTGTCTGGTTCTGTGTCGGTTTCTTTACAGGAGCTGGTTGGATGTTAGGAGCTAGAATTATAGGAAAACTTCTCTAATGTCGAGCAAAGCGAAGACAATGAACGAACGGAGTGAGTGAGTGCCTAGAGGATATGAGAAGATGAGAGATTCCTTTATTGGTAAAGGAATGTCTGTTTCTAAAGCTAAAGCTAAAGCTGCTAGAATTTGGAATTCTAAGCATAAAGGTAGAAGTTCAGTAGGTAGAGGTCGTTGAAGAATATTCAAAAGCCTTTACGTAGATTATTAAGAAGATTAACTAAAATGAGAAGAGGACGTAGAAGCAAAGGAACTATAATTCTTAATTTTATAGAAGCTTTTAAGAAGAAATGATTCAACAGTATATAGATCCTACTTCTAGATTAATTAACTATAATAATTCTTTCTTCGGAGGAACATTAGATATATCTAATAGCTTAGTAGAACAGCTTAATATATCTTCTACTTATTTTACTTCTGTTAATTGTACTAATTGTTCTTATCTAACATTTATTCAATATATTGGGAATTCTTCTAATAACCCTCCTACTAATATCTTAGCTTCTATTAATCTTACTAATTGTAACAGTCTAAAAACTATTCAAATAAGATATAGTTCTTTACCTAGTTCCTTTTCTATGGCAGGACATCCTTCACTTACTTTTGCTGTTCTCTCTAATAATTCTTTTACTTCAGTAGATCTTTCTAATATACCTACCTTAACATTAGTAGATATTAATACTAATCCTCTTACTACTGTCAATTTAACAGGCACTACTTTGAATAGTATTAATTTCATTGGTTGTAGTTTAATTCAAGCTTCAGTAGATAATGTTTTAATTGCTGCTGATGTCGGAGGACAGATTAATGGTGCAGTCAATCTATCAGGAGCTAATTCACCTCCTAGTATAGCAGGTCTTAACACAGCTTCTAATTTAAATACTAAAGGTTGGTCAGTAATAATTAACTAAGGAAAATAAATGGCAGTTCTATATATAACAGAATATCAAAATCCAGGCTTCTTCGGAGGAGTAGTTCCTACTGGAGTCGAAGCTGGTACTGATCAGACAGTAGCTATAGGTGGTTCTTCTGCTCAGTCTTCTACTTTGAAAACTAATACACAGTTAGTCCGTCTGCATACAGATGCTATCTGTTCTATTGCTTTCGGAGCCAATCCGACCGCAACTACTTCTACTCAACGTTTAGCTGCTAATCAGACAGAATATAAATCAGTCCCTCTGACTTCTGGCTATAAGATTGCAGTAATATCCAATACATAAGGATTAATATGAATAATCAATTAACAAGTCCCGTAGTCGATGCAAAAGGAAATAATCATTATTTCTTAGAAGCAGAGATGGGTAATCTAACAGGAGTCTTTGAGAATGGCAGCCTATAATAAGTTCAACCAGTTTACTGAGAATGTTTGTCGAGGAGTGCATAACTTTTCCTCTACTACTCCTGTTCCAGGATCAGCAGCTCCACATACTTTTGCAGTGATTCTTAGTAATACTGCCCCAGTAGCAACTAATGCAGTCTATGCTGATATTTCTACTAATGAAATAGCAACAGGTGGTGGATACACTGTCGGTGGCATTACTGCCAACAATCTGACTGATTCTACTTCGTCTGGTACTGAGAAAGTTATTTATACAACTAATCCAGTCTGGACAGGTTCTGGTGGTGGGTTTGGACCATTCCGTTACGTTGTAGTTATGGATACAACTCCAACTACACCACTTAAGCCACTTGTTTGCTGGTTTGATTATGGTTCGTCTATTAGCTTAAATGCTGGAGATACTTTCACCGTTTCGTTCGATGGAACTAACGGTCTATTTCAGATGACTTAATGGTTAGTAATTCTTCTACTATGAATATATCTTTAGTAGCAGATCCATTGTATGATGGTATTTCTGCTACTAGATGTAATATTGCTGCTTCAGGAGCTGATTTTAGATATAATCAGTCTATGTCTAGATCTGGGCACTATGCTAGAACAGCTATATCAAAGATTAAACTATTACTAGGTAATTTCTATGTCAATCAAAGTGGAGGTAATTGGTTAGAAACTGGATCAGGTTCATCTGTAACAATAACAGCTTCTATCGAATACCCTTCTGGAACATTTACTCAGATTAAGTTTGGAGGCAGTGCCTCTGGAACTATATTAAACAATAATACTATTCTGTCTGATTATGTAACAATTAGTATTCCTAAAGGTGCTCAATTCTGGGTTAGGCAGTTCTGGGTTAATACTACCGGTATTAACTATTACTTCGGTCTTAGAAATACGTCCATGGGCGATGCTATGACACACGCTGCTTCTGGTCTTTCTGATCAGACGCTGAGTGGTACGGTCACAGATACTGATGGATTAGGTATTCTTTTTCCATTGGCTATTATTAGTCCAATTACGCAACCTTCTTTTGTAGTTTATGGAGATAGTGTAGGAGCAGGACAAGGAGATGCTTTTGATAGTACCGGAAACCAAGGTTATATAGCTAGATGTTTAGGACCTACTTTTGGCTATACTAGTGCTTGTGCTTCAGGAGATCAGGCTCATTATTATGCTGCTTCTAATATACAAAGAGCTAAGTTAATGTCTTACTGTTCTACTGCTATATTTCAATATGGTGTTAATGATTTTAATTCTAGAGGTCAAACAGCAGCTCAATTAGAAACAGATTTAACTACTTGTTATGGAACAGTGCCTTCTAATATTAAGAAAACATATCAAGTTACTGTCTTACCTTTGACTACTTCTACCGATAGTTATGTTACTCTTGGAAATCAAACTCACTCAGGCTGGGAAACTGCACGTCTTACTTTTGTAGATGCTTTAAGAGCAGGTACCTTTAATTCTGGTAATTACCTAGATGGCGCCGCTGGTATAGAAACTTCTCAAGATAGTGGTTATTGGGTAACTCCTAGCTATACTACAGACGGAGTGCATCCTAACATAGCTGGTATAGCTTTAATGGCTAATAAGAATACAATTCCAATTACTTCAATAAAATAAGGATAAATAAATGAGTTCACAAACTTGGGTGCAAACCCTTATATCTTCTCAAGTAGATGGAGCTGCTCTATCTAACAGTACGGCAGCTACTAGTATTCTTCCAGGACAAGCTAAGTTTACTTTGCCAGCTAATTTCTGGAATTATGCAGGTCAAGCCATGAGAATTAAAGCTTCTGGGCGTATATCTACAGTAACAACTACTCCAGGAAATCTAACTTTAGACATTAGGCATGGTTCTGTTATTGTATTTACTACAGGTGCTATGTCTCTTAATACTACTGCCCAAACAAATGCTACGTGGTTAGCAGAGTTTATGTTAACTGCTAGAGCAATTGGTAGCAGCACAACTGCTAATCTAATGGGGACTGGTTTCTGGTCTTCTAGAGCTATTCTAGGATCAGCTGCAGTAGGTTCGGGTGGTGATGGTCTGGATGTTCAACCAGATACTGCGCCAGCTGTAGGCACTGGTTTTGATTCTACTGTTACCAATGTCTTAGATATGTTCGCTACTTTCTCTGTAGCTAATGCTTCTAATTCCATTCAATTACATCAGTTCTTTGTAGAAAGCCTTAACTAATGGCTACTAATTTTCTAGAAGCAGCAGGTACTAGTGGCTTTATAGCCACACCTTTCAATCTAATGACTACTGAGCTAAATGCTTTAGCAACAGCAAATAGTGCTACTTCTAGTGTTGGTGGCAGTTCTGGTGTCTTTACTCAAACAAACTTTGCTAATGCCATTTGGATGATTGTGGAGTTTATTTCCGGAGGAACTTTTACTCCAGCCGCTCCTAATTATATAGCTGGTTGGTTCTTGTTCAACGATGCTACTAATGGATATGAGACTACAGCATCTAATACAGATCTTCCTAGAACACCTGATTTTATAATTCCATTACTTACTTCTGCGTATGCCAGTGGAAATGTTGTACAATCTTCAGGCTTAGTTAGAGTTCCATGGTGGAGTACTAAAGTATTTGTTAATAGTCATGCTGGAGCAACATTACCTGCAACAGGAAATAAGCTTATTGCTGCGCCGGTAGCTATTCAATACTAATAGGAGGTAACTATGCAGTTACCCCTAACGGGTTCTGTTAGAAACAATATTATTAGACCGGGTATTCCAAGGATTAATTGGAATCACCCGTTAGCTAAATATCTTGTCGCTGCTTATCTTCCAGGTATATGTCCTTATGATATAACTGGAAATAATGGTCCTTTGACATATGCAAGTGATGCAGCTTTTAAGGTAACTTCTGAAGGTCTTGCATATCAATGTGTAAATCTAACAAGCGCTCAAGCAGGACCTAAACTATTAACTAACTCCAATATGACTATGTATTGGAGAGGTTTATTAGTAAATAATATTACTTTTAAAGCTATGTTTAACATAGCTGATTCTTCTGCCTTCAATACTTATTGGGGTATTTGGGGATGGGATTTTGGAGCTTCAGCTCCAGCAGCGGTGTGGAATGGTAGTAGAACTGAGTGTGCCTCAGGAACAGGAGGGTATACAACTGGTGTAGTTCAAAGTGCAACAGCTACCTATCCAAGTTCACATTATTCAAATGCATCTGGTTGTTACGCTAATGCGGTTTATAGTGATAATAGTGGAGGAGGGTCTACTGGCTTTGCTGCCAGTACTTTAACAGAGCCTAATGCTAAGTTATTTCTTTCTGCCGGTTCAGGAGGAATGACTTGTCAACATTTGATGGCGTTAGTCTTTAATACTAATTTCAATGATCAACAAGTTCTAGCTTTAGATAAACAACCTTATGATCTTTTCATATGGCCTGAAGATGAGTTATTATCAACATTAACTGCTACTGTTGCTGCTCCTCCGATTATTGTAGGGTCTAAAGCTCCTCTTATATTTAGACCTGGCACTGGTCCTTATTTTGGATTAAATACTACTTTAGCAGAAACAACTTCCATAGCTTATTCAATCTCTGCTGCTCAAGGTACTTATACTCTAACCGGACAGTCACAGACTTTAGGCGTAGGTGTAAATGCAACACAAGGTACCTACACATTAACAGGACAATTACAAACTCTTGCAGTAGGTATGCCGACTACGCAAGGTGCATATACTTTAACAGGACAGGATCAAACTCTTGCTGTCGGTATGCCAGCCGCACAAGGTACATATACTCTTACAGGTCAAGCTCAAACTCTTAAGCAAGGTAAAGGTATAGCAGCTACACAAGGTGTATATACACTTACTGGACAAGCACAAGGTTTAAATCCTAGTCTTCTTTCTACTGAAGGTAGTTATAATGTAACTGGATCTGCAGTCACTCTTACTAAAACTAAACCTATCACTGCAGTATCAGGCACATATACCCTAACAGGTCAAGCACAGACTTTAAATAAAACTTTATCAATAGTTGCTACGAAAGGTGCATATACATTAACAGGAAATGCAACTGTATTAACTAAACAAACACCTGGAAGTGGCCCAGGTCAATCGCTAGGTGGTAAGTTTATTGCAGATGTTGGATCTATGATGAGTAGAAGCTTCTAATGGCTAAAGTAGTACAAAAGAAATCTGTTCTTTCTACAGAAAGACAAAGTAGAAAACTATTAGCAGAATCTGATCTAGAAGAGTTTATCAGGCTTGTTCATCCTAAAAGATTACTAGGAAATGTTCATAGAGAAGTTATTAGATGGTGGACAGCGTCAGACGCTAAGAGTTATCAATTATTATTATTACCACGCGATCATATGAAGAGCGCGTTAATAGCTTATCGAGTTGCTTGGGAACTAACTAAGGACCCTACGTTAAAAATATTGTTTATATCAAGTACGTCTAACTTAGCTACTAAGCAACTTAAGTTTATTAAAGATATTCTTACTTGTGATACTTATCGTATTTATTGGCCAGAGATGGTCGAGAAAGAGGAAGCTAAGAGAGAGAAATGGACTGAGAGAGAAATCTCAGTTGATCATCCTCTAAGAAAAGAGGAGTCTATTCGTGACCCTTCTATATTTACTGCTGGTCTTACCAGTAACATTGTTGGGATGCACTGTGATATTGCTGTACTTGATGATGTCGTTGTCGAGTCTAATGCGTATATTAGGGAAGGCAGGAACAAAGTCCAAAACCAATACTCCTTGTTGTCGTCTGTGGAAGGAGTTAACGCGAAAGAATGGGTAGTTGGTACTAGGTATCATCCTGAAGATCTATATTCAAGTTTAATAGAAATGGAGGTTGAATCATATGATGAGTTGGGTAACGTGGTTAAGGCCACACCCTTATTTGAAGTATTTGAACGAGAGGTTGAGTCAGTTGGTGACGGAACCGGAGAATTTCTATGGCCCCGTCAACAAAGACATGATGGTAAGTGGTTCGGATTCGATGCTAAGATTCTGGCAGACAAGAGAACGAAGTACATTAACAAAGTACATTTCCGGGCCCAATACTATAACGATCCGCACGACATCGATTCGTCCCCCATCCAGAGAGATCTCTTCCAATACTACGATCAAAACTACTTAAATCAAAAAGATGGAAGATGGTATTTCAAAGGTGTTAGATTGAATGTCGTTGCAGCCGTGGACTTTGCTTATACTACTGGCAGGGATTCTGACTACTCTTCTATTGTCGTTCTGGGTGTCAGCGGTTCAAATGATTATTACATCTTGGAAATAGATAGGTTTAAGACTGATAGAATCTCTGAATATTTCAATAGAATTCTAAAGCTTTATCAAAAGTGGGGCTTTAATAAAATAAGAGCTGAGGTCTCTGTCGCTCAATCAGTCATTGTTAAAGATTTAAAAGAAAACTATATTCGTCCTCATGGCCTAGCTCTTGGAGTTGATGAATATAGACCATCTAAGTTTCAAGGTAATAAGGAAGAACGTATTCTTTCTACCTTAGAACCAAAGTACGCTAATCGTCAGATGTGGCATTATAAAGCTGGCAATTGTCAAGTATTAGAAGAGGAACTTATGTTCGCTAATCCTGCTCATGATGACGTTAAAGATGCCTTAGCTGCTGCAGTAGATTTCATAGTAGCTCCTGTTAATTTCTTTCAAATGAAGAAGGATAGTATGTCCTCATTTAATTATCATAGTAAGTTTGGTGGTGTCCTATGACGGGCAAAGTCCTAGAACTTCATAATGTTATTCAACCAGATATGTTGGCTGTTCGTCTGACTGAACGTTGGATAGAATGGGATACTCTTAGGAATGTCAAGAAAACAGATTGGGAAGAGATTCGTAGATATGTGTATCAGACTGATACTACTCAGACTACTAATGCTCAACTTCCCTGGAAAAATAAAACTACGGTTCCTAAATTATGTCAAATTAGGGATAATCTCTACGCTAATTATACTGCTACTTTATTTCCTAAACGTAAGTGGTTGGTTTGGGAAGCTAATGAATTAAGTGCAGATTCTGTTCAGAAAAGAGATGCTATAACTAACTATATGACTTGGTGCATTAATCAACCTTCATTTAAACATGAAATTGATAAATGTATTCTAGATTATATAGATTTTGGTAATTGTTTTGCTACTGTCGAATGGACAGATCAAAGAGTTCAACAGCCAGGAGAGATTAGGAAACATGGTCCTAATACTGCACCTGGAGTAGTCTGGACAGATCCTCAGAAACCTGGACCGATGCAGAGTGGATATATAGGTCCTACTATCCGAAGGATTAGTCCTTTGGATCTAGTGATGAATCCTACTGCAGAAAACTTCATTGAATCTCCTAAACTAGTTCGTTCTATCATTAGTATGGGAGAACTTAGGAATTTACTTCAAAGATTATCTAATGATCAGAATCAAGCAGAATATGAAGAACTATTTCACTATCTAAAAGATATCAGGTATCACGCGAGGACTTTTCAAGGTGATTGGATTCAGCGTGATCATCTTTATTCAGTCGATGGCTTTACTTCTTTTAGGGCTTACCTTCTTTCTGATTTTGTCGAGGTCTTAACATTCTATGGGGACTTCTACGATTACGTCAATGATGTCTTTGAAAAGAACAGAGTTATTACCGTTGTTGATAGGCATAAGCTTATTGGGAATAAGCCTAATCCCTCTTATTTCGGATACCCTCCGATATACCATGTGCCGTGGAGAAAGAAACAAGATAATTTATGGGGCATGGGTCCTCTGGATAATCTTATTGGCATGCAGTATAGGATGGATCATGTCGAGAATATGAAGGCAGACGTCTTTGATCTAATAACTTATCCAGTTCAAATGGTCAAAGGATTCGTCGAAGACTTCACTTGGCAACCAGGAGAAAAGATCTTCGTTGGAGAAGAAGGTTCAGTCGAGATGATTGTTCCTGAAGTCCAAGCTCTTAATGCTAATACAGAAATAGACATTCTTGAGAAAAGAATGGAAGAAATGGCCGGAGCACCTAGAGAAGCCATGGGCTTCCGGTCTCCTGGAGAAAAGACTAAGTATGAGGTTCAAAGGCTCGAGAATGCTTCCGCAAGAGTCTTTCAGAATAAGATAAAGCAGTTTGAAGAACAGTTCGTCGAGCCTCTTCTTAATGCTATGCTTGAACTAGCCTGTCGAAATTTAACAGGCTCTACCATCATTAAAGTCTTTGATGATGAGTTTAAGATAGCGACCTTCCAGTCTCTGACTGCAGAAGACATAACTGGTATAGGACGTATTAAACCAGTAGCTGCTCGACACTTTGCAGAACAAGCAGAACTTATTCAAAACTTAACATCATTGACTGGGTCTAATCTATGGCCAGTCGTACAACCTCATTTCTCAGGAGTTAAGTTAGCTAAGATTCTAGAATCAGTCTTTGATCTAGAAGACTATGAAGTAGTTACTCCGTACGTTGCATTGGCTGAACAAGCTGATGGTCAGCGACAGATGCAAGCGCTCCAGCAACAGACTCATATGGCTACAGGTACAGCCACAGGTATGGGAGAAGATTACGATATGTCCGGAGGACATTTCCAGCCGCAACCTACCATGGGATTAGCTAGACAGCCATCAGCAGGAGCAGAGCCTCGAGGTATATTGGGAACTCAGTAATGGAAAATTGGATTGTTACTTTAGTAGGTTTAATCCTGACTGTAATAGTTAGTTCTGTTTCCTTAGCTTGGTGGTTATCTAAACAATTCGGAACAATGCGAAGTTTAATCTATGAAAAAATAGAAAAACTTCAAACAAATATTCTTACCAAACTTGAATATCATGAGAAACACGATGATGCTCGTTTTGATGCATTAAGTAAAGATATTTGGACTATTCGTCTTCGTAATGCTTCTAAAGATAGACAATTGGATAGAAATAATAAAGATCAAAACAATCAGAAAAATGGTCAATAAATGTACGTAGCTTGGACCAAGCACCTTCAAGATACTAAAGAAAAAGAAGATTTTAAAAGAACTGTCTACGGTTCTAAAACAGTCTTAGAAAGATTAACCAGTATCTTAAACGAAATGGAGACGGACTTAAATACTGTCGAAATTAGTCCTAAGACTTATGAAGTCCCTAACTGGGACTATAGACAAGCACATAACAATGGTTATCGTCAATGTCTAAATATACTAAAGAAATTAATTAATCTGGACCAACAGAAAGAAGAAATAGATGACCGACAATCTACTAGCGGAAGACAATTCCCAATTACCAGCGGACCCCCCGCAATCATACCTAAGCGAGTTGGTAGGAGACCAGAAGAAATTCAAAACTCCTGAAGACTTAGCTAAAGGTAAATATGAGTCAGATTTCTATATCAAAACTTTAGAGAAGCGTCTCGATGAAATGCGAGTCGATTATCTAAAGACTAGAGAAGAGAATATGGCTAAGGCTAAGCTAGAAGACTTGATAGACCAAATGTCAAAGCAA